AAACACATCAAAATGTTGATTTTACTGACAATGATGATCCATACATTTATTCAGTTAAGGGTTCTATGGACCCGACCCGATCGTTGCAAGACACGACCGGAGATAACCTAAGCTCATTTTTCGAGCGTCCTCTAAAGATTTTTACGTACGAATGGCAGACTAATTCTGCTGTTGATCAAGTTTTTGATCCGTGGTCAATGTTTATGGGCAATGTAAGAGTTGCAAATAGAATGACGAATTTTAATCTTATGAGGGCTCGAATGCGAATCAAGGTTATGATCAATGGTAATAGTTTCCACTACGGTAGAGCTATGGCCTTGTATCACCCCCAGCACTCTCGTGATGATTTCACGGATCTGGGGAGCCGAGTATCGTTGGTTCAAGGAAGTCAAATGCCACATGTATTTATTGACCCTACAACCTCGACTGGTGGTGAATTGTGTCTCCCGTTCTTTTGTGAGACCAATAACATCAACGTTCCACGTGGAGATTGGGACAATCTTGGGAGAGTACACATTATTTCTCTCAATGATTTGTTGCACGCAAATGGAGCCGCTGATAAAGCCACTATTTCTGTCTTTGCTTGGCTGGAAGATGTTCAATTGAACATGTTAACATCTGTTGACATGCTTGTTTTGACACCTCAATCCGGTCAGGAAATTGACGAAGCGAACACCAAAGGAGTTATTTCTGGACCTGCAACAACTGTTGCTAAGGTTGCAGCTAACCTAAGTGAAGTACCCATTATTGGGCCTTTTGCTATGGCAACTTCTCAGGCGGCAAATATGACAGCTTCGATGGCCAAAGTTTTTGGTTATTCGCGCCCTTCTGTCACAAAAGATCCAGAACCTTTCAAACCTTCTGCTATTTCATCTTTGGCCACTACTACAGTGCCAGATGGATCACAGAAATTGACAGTTGATGACAAGCAGGAACTTTCTATTGATCCTACATTGACTGGTATTGGACCTGGTGATCCTATGAATATTTGCCAAATCGCAAAGAGAGAGTCGTATTTAACAACGTACACTTGGCCTGTTGGAAAACCTCCAGAGGAGATGTTGTTCAACATACGAGTTAATCCCACAAATTGGGCACAAGAAGATAGTGCAATTTATTTGCCAGCCGTAGCAATGGCTGCTCTTCCGTTCAAATTTTGGACTGGCTCGTTGAAATTTAGATTTCAAATTGTTTGCTCTGCGTTTCACAAAGGCCGTATTAAGATGGTTTATGACCCTAATCATATGGCTTCTAACGAGTATAACACAAACTACGTTGAAATTGTTGATATTGCTGAAAAGCAAGATTTTACTATCGAAGTAGGCAATGGACAAGATAGATCGTTGTTGAAAAGCTACACGCCTGGATCGGATTATATCTTCCAGACTTATAGTGACAGCGTCGTCTTGAATACAGATACTAGAGGAAATGGAGTTTTGAGTATGTATGTGGTGAATGAGTTGACAACTCCTGACACTACCGCTGCTCGAGACATTTCCGTTAACGTGTACGTTTCAGCTGGAGATGATTTTGAGGTTTTTGTACCTGATGAACGTTTCCAGGCTTATGAGTTCAAACCCCAATTTGGTTTTGAACCACATTCTGGAACTGATGATGTCAATGATGCTCTAGTAGCGCATGATCCATCACCACCACAACAAGAGACATCTGAAGTTTTGGGTGTAGGCACAACGAACCATGAAAATTTGAATAAAGTTTTTGTTGGTGAGACAATTAAGTCGTTTCGCCCACTTCTCAAAAGATATTCATTGCATTCGAATCTTAGTGCCACATTCAATTCCGATAGGAAGTGTTTGTACGGTAGACGTACTGCTTACCCTTATTTAAGGGGTAAAGTGGCGAATGCAGTTCATTTCACAAGTGCAAACACACCTTTCAATTATTGTAACACATTACTCATTCATTGGGTAACTTTAGCTTTTTCAGGCTACAGAGGTTCCATGCGTTGGAAGATTATGCCGCAATGCTTCTTGAAGTCAAACGCACTTCCAATTATACAAGTTCAAAGAGATTATTCTAGAAGACTGTATAGTAATGGTCGAGCATCTGTCTTTACCCCAGGTAATGATAGTAATATGGCTTTTCAAGCTGCATTAGATGCATCACTACCTTATCCATCCGGGAATAAACCACTCGGTGGAGCAAATGGTATGGCTATGACGAATGGTAACGTCAATCCAAATTTGGAATTTGAGGTTCCTTATTATAGCCCAGATAGGTTTACGCCTGGTAAGGTTGAAAATTACACTGCAGGATATAGCAGTCATGATCATAATGTTTTTGACTACAGAATATTCGTGCAGGGTGAGAACGAAACATATTTCAATGCTTACTGCGCAACTGGTGAAGATTTCCAAGTTTATTTTTGGACTGGTCTTCCCAAAATGTGGTATGCGCCAACACCACCAAGTCCAAGAGCAACATAGTTGCGGACAAAAGGATAGACACCTTTCAAATATAGTTTTATAGATTTACTAGCAGTCAAGAAAATCTTACTACACTGTG